TTAAATATGGTTCAAAAAACAAAACGAAGAACACACTCGTCAAAATAATGGTAACAACTATTTTCCACATTTTGTTTATTGTATGTGGATATTTTTATAACACATCGGGTATGTCATGCTCACATTGAGTTTAACAGCATACCGTCATATATGTAATCACTATCTTACTTACTTTTTGGTTTTCAGCACTCCTTAGACTCAACCTCGGGTTCACCCTCCTCCTCAGACTCCTTGATAGTACCGTTGGTAGAAGCTTCCTCCTCAGCTGCAGCCTCAGCCTCACGCTTCTTACGTCGCTCCTCAACTTCCTTCGCGACAATCTCGTCCGCCTCCTTGACGAGATCCTCCATTGGAGCGTCTGGCTTCTCCTTCTTGAGACGTTCAATGACATCAGCTGGGTGACTGACGGGTGCCTCATCAGGCTTGGTGTAGAACTTAGAGTTCTCGTCACCGGGCTTGAGGAAGCTCTTCGCCTCCATCATATCCCTCTTACGCTCGTTGAAGAGACGAGTAGCCTCAGCCTGGTTCTCCTTGTAACCAGTCATGATCTCCTCAAGCTTTTCGTTATTGTAGTGCACATCCTCAATCTTTAGAGGATCGGGTGGGATGAGAAGCCACTTGTACATGTCAACGACATAGATGTCAAAAGTGGAATCCTCCTTCTGGAGGCGCTTAGCGTGAGCCGCAGCCTCGTCGCGAGAGGCAAAGGCACCACGAATCTTGATACCAAACTTATCATTCTTCTGGGGAGCCTCTGGGCCTACGACAGAGAGGCACGCATAGAGCTGACCGGGAACGGTGGTGTAATCCTGTTCAAGAGACATATTATATACTACGTAGTCGTCAAAACTTTAAGCCAACTTAAAAGAATTATGTGCTAAGATAGCAATGAGAACCTTTTGGGATAAGCAACCCGTTCCACAAGAAGGTCTCAATTATGAAAGAGGACGAGAGATTGAGAAGGAAAAGAAGGTCGTAGAAGAACCTACAAAACTTCTAGATGGATTTTCGTGGAAAGTGTGTTCAGTTGAAGAAGCCCACTCGTTTTTGAATGAATATTATTTAGCCAGTGAAACATCTAGGCTTAAATATTCACTTGAAACACTGAAGTGGGCAGCTGAGTCACCCGGCTACGAAAACAGGGGAATTATTCACGACGAGACCCAAGAACTCATTGGATTCATCTCTAGTGTCCCAAATAAAGTGAGGGTATGCGATGATATACTCAACATGGTTCAAATTAACTTTCTATGTGTTCACGATAAATACAGAACTTTGGGGTTTGCACCACTTCTTATAAGTGAGATGAAACGGATCGCCAATACAAAGGGTATATGGCAAGCCGTATACACAGCTGTCACTAAAATACCCACACCTCTAGTGAAATCAAACTATTGGCATCGTATCCTCAATGTAAAAAAACTTTCAGACATCGGATTTTATAAAGTTCCAAACAAAACAAAACAAAAGTATCTTGAAGTTCGCGGAACATCTCAATTTAGAAAGATGCAAACAAAAGACATTCCGAGGGTTACAAAAATTTTACAAAATCATTTCAAACAGTTTAAAATTGCCCCTGTGATTGACAAAAATTGGGTAAAACATTGGATACTCCCAACTAATTCGTATGTAAATGATTCAGATGACACATTCATCTCTTTCTACGATATACCGAATGTGAAGAAGGATGGGTCATTTACAATAAATCAAGCATATTCATTTTACATAGTTGGAGATGTATATAACGATGCATTCCTTATCGCCAAAAACTTGGGCTACGACTTGTTTACTACTTTAGACATTGGTCAGGATGTACCAAATCTAGAGAAGCAGAAGTTTCTTTTGGGAAGTTCTAGTGTTCATTATTACTTGTTCAACTGGTTGCCATCTTCTTCAATCTCTTTGGAAGACATTGAACTCAAATTACCTTAAACCTAAGTAAAAGAAATAAAACGTAAAAATCATAAGATGGAGGAAATCCGAAAAAACCACAATAACGCCAAGAGGGATCTGATCCAATCTGTCACTCGGGATGGTGATCAGATCCTAGATGTTGGTTGTGGTTTTGGTGGTGACTTACAAAAGTGGCACAAATGTGGAGCTAACATGAGTATGTGTGATCCAGAGCCAGAAGCCCTCGTGGAGGCCAAGTCACGTGCCAAGAACATGCATATGAGGGTGAACTTCTACGAGGGTGACATACACAACTGCCCGAATCGGAAGTATGACATTCTCTGCTATAACTTTTCACTTCATTATATTTTCCAAACAAAGGAAAAGTTTTTCACATCAATTAGGGAAATCAAAAAGAGGATGAAACCCGGTGCACGTCTCATTGGAATCATTCCGGATTCTGAGAAGATCATATTTAGAACACCCCTCAAGGATGACATGGGTAACTTTTTCTTGATGAAAGATCACGGAAATGGGGGATTTGGCGAAAAGTTGTTTGTAAACTTGGTAGACACACCTTTCTATGCAGATGGACCTAGAGCAGAACCCGTAGCATACAAGGATCTCCTCGTGACACACCTTGAAGAGTTGGGATTTAAGTTGGAGTTGTGGGAGGGTCTCACTGGTAATCCAATTTCAGAACTGTATAGTAAATTTATATTTGTATATAAGAGATGATCGCATTCATTATACTCCTCCTCATAAATGCGTATATACTTGCCATCACCCAAGAACCACGAGAACTCGTTGAGATCAAAGAGAAGTACGAAATTCTCAGGAAGCACATCACCGACACTGATCATCAAAAGTTTCACATGTTACGAAGATGCATCCCCATCACCGGTGTGACTGCGATGAATGGTACCGTGGGTTACAACACCAACAAAGGTGCTGAGATTGTTGTGTGCCTAGGTGGCTCTCCGAATGAGATTTTCCATGTCCTCATCCACGAGTTGGCTCATTGTACTGTTGAAGAGTATTCTCACTCGGATCAATACTGGGAAAACTACATAGAACTTCGCGACATGTGTGTGGACCTCGGTATCTACGAGAAGATACCAGAGAAGACAAAGTTCTGTGGCCAGCATATACAGGATAAATAATCTCCATACATATCAAATGAAGACACCATTGAATGTGTTATTAGTTGCGATCGGATACTGGGTTGCTATTTATGGTGTTACCCAGGTGCCAAACATCTTTAACAACTACTACCTAAACCTGGTGTGGTTAACCGTTGTGATCCCCAACGTGTTCCACATGATGGTGGGACGTGTTCCACAACTCGCGGTGGACCGCCAATTCTTTTTGGCTGCCAGTGTGATCGCTCTGGTTCTCACCTACGTTTTTAACAGGTTATTCAAGAAGACTGCAGAGGATTTGAAAGAATACGGGACCGACAAGGGCAAGACACTTAAGACGAATGCCTTGCTCATGGGGATGTTGTCCTTGGGAGCTTTAATTACCTATTATTCAGGTATAGATAAATCAATCTATTCTAATATGGGTTGGGAAAACGCTTCCACTATTTAGGGCTTGACGACGTAGTCCTTCACAAAGTAAAAGACAATAGCCGCAACTAGACCAGTAGACGCAAGACCAACCATGCTCCTACTCCCCTGTTCGTTAAGGAACTTGGGAATAGAAGTCACCAACTTGTCTTGCACAGGCTTGGACACCGCGAGGGCAGCGGCGGCACCGGCAACGAGGGCAATCATCTGATCGTCAGTGAGGTTGAGAGGGTTCTTGCTCTCTGGCTTGGCCTGCTGCTGCGCCTGAGGGGCAGCGTAAGCACCCTGAGGGTTGGGAGCAGCCATCTGCATACCTTGCATCTTAGGCTCATCCATCATCATTGGGGGTTCCATCATAATATCGTTAATAGGAGTAGAATCCATCGTCGTCGTCTCTTTACTTTGACTCACATTTTTTTCGGGTTGCGAAAACGCTTCACGGTTTGGAGGTGGAGGGGCAAAGTTTGTCGTAGGATTGTCATTGAGGGGTACCATTCCATCACCGTTGTCGGCAAGATTGAGAGTATTTATATCAGTAGACATCTGATATACTCATATGTTTTCTAGGAATGTCAGTGACGCAGCCTGTATTAGAGACAATATGTCATAAACAAGTAAGTATGGATCTTTATGTTCATCAACCAATGATTACATACATTGGAAATAAACGAAAGCTTGTTGACAAGATAAAAGAAGTTGTCAGAAAACTTGAACCCAAAAGTTGTGCCGATGCCTTCTCTGGTTCTGGTGTTGTGGCGAGAATGTTGTTAACACACTCTGAAAAACTTTTTGTAAACGATCTTGAAAAGTATTGTGAAGTTATTTCCAATTGTTTCCTGAAGACACCATCTTGGGCTGACCAGGATGAAATAGACACCCACCTCACAGCCATGAATAATTGCCCGGATGTATCTGGATTCATCACTGAGATGTATGCGTCAGAGGAAAGGTCCTTCTATACACCCGAGAATGGAAGAAGGATTGATGGTATGCTAAGCTACGTTGATAAGAATGTACCCGACAATCTAAGAGATTACTGCCTTGGACCACTCCTTGTGAAGGCGAGTATTCATACAAACACATCCGGTGTGTTTAAAGGTTTTCACAAAGGTGGATGGGGTGGTAAGAATGGTCATGCAATGGATAGAATTACCAAGAGGATTATGGTGGATGTCCCTGTGTGGTATGAATACAGAGATGTTGAGGTTCATCGTAAAGATGCATGTGATTTTTTGAAAGATTTACCCAAAGTAGATCTCATATATTTAGATCCACCCTATAATCAACATCCATATGGATCAAATTATTTCATGCTCAATCTTATTTGTACCAACGAAAAACCTCAAACAGTTTCAAAAGTTTCAGGTATCCCGGAAAATTGGAACAAAAGTCAGTACAACTATAAAAACAAAATCAAAGAAGCTATGGAACGTACCTTGAGACTCGCTACAGAGAAAGCTAAACATACCTTGGTGTCCTACAACAATGAGGGTTTCCTCACATTAGATGAATGGATGGAAATCCTTAAACCATACACCCACGAAAAAATTGAGATTGAGTACAGTTGCTACAAAGGGAGTCGCAACCTAAAGAATCGTTCTACTAAAGTTACAGAATATCTGTTCATCATTTCGTCTTCGTAATCTTCAGATTTGTCTTTTTGGTAGCCTTCTTGGCATCTTCTTCTTTTTGTTGAAGATATTTGGGATTAAACATCTTTTTATGAAGTCTCCAGATGTCTGGACTTCCAACTCTAAACCCCTTTCTCACAGTCGCTTTGTACCAGAAGACACAATCCTGTATCCTGTTAGATTTTACTGTGTTATCTAACACGAGGCACTCATAGTTCTCTGTACAGGCATCCATCACTTTACAAAACATGTCAAATGATGGAAATATACCGAAGAATGATTTATAAAGCTTTTCCCTATTTTGTATGATATTTTCCCGGAGTATAAATACGTAATCAACATTAGCTCGTAATGCTGGTGGTAAATCCATGACATACTGCATAGTTAGCATAAAGAAGATCTTCCAGTGACGACCATTCATAAAACACTGTCGGATACATGTATCTTTGAGAAACTTTGAGTCGTACATACAATCGTCAAGAAGCATGAACGCACCACAATTTGTTTTACCCGCACCTACTAATTTTCTTTGTCTAGCCATGACTCTCTCTATAGCATCTCTGTCGTAGTCACCATAGATAAATAGATCTGGTATAAAATCTGAATAGAAATGGTTACCTTCCTCTGTTCCTGAGAGTACTATACCAGCTGGGAGGTGTTTCTTGTGATACATGATATCCTTGACTAGGGTTGACTTACCGGTATTACGCTTTCCGATAAATACACAAACCCTGTCATCCGATATCGTCTCAGGTTTGAATTTCTTCAATTGAAGGTTCATTCTACAGTAGTGTTCCGTTTTATTTAACAAAATTTTACTCACATACTATAGGAATGTCAGGTCGCTTGAGACTTGCCGCCACTGGAGTCCAAGACCAATGGCTCACAGGAGATCCACAATTTTCGTATTTCCTGATGAACTTTAGGAGACACACAAAGTTTGCTATAGATTATGTTGAAACTCAATTTGATGGAGCCGATCTAGATTTTGGTAAGAATCTACACTATAGAATACCAAATGACAAAGGTGATGTCATCAGAAATATGACACTAAAAGTCACATTGAGTGATCCTTCACCTGGAGGTGACGAATGGTGTCCATCTGTCATTTCACACCTGGTGGAGAGTGCTGAGCTTCTCATAGGTGGACAAACTATTGAAAAGTTGACCGGAGAGTATATTTACATGCATCAGCAGCTTCACAATACGGATGATGACACTGACCAGACAGTATATTTCTTAAATAGCCATGGTCAAACGATCGCTTACACCGGTAACTACACCTATTTTATGGACCTTCCTTTTTACTTCTACCGCAACCCAAGTCTTGCCATACCAACGTGTGCACTCACAAAACAACTCGTTGAAGTTAAAATCAAGTTGAGACCTCTCACAGAACTTATTGAGGGTGGTGCGTCTGTGGGTGTTTCAGCTGATATACTCAAGTGTTCTATAGACACAGAGTTTGCATTTCTCACAGATAGTGAACGTAGGTACCTCATGACTAGACCTATTGACTATGTTGTCACACAAGTTCAAATGTCTAAGTTTGTGATGAAACCCGGTGAGAATACTAAATCTGTCATGCTGAACTTTTCTCATCCAGTGAGGGAACTTTTCTTTGTTTCACAATCGGAAGAAGCGGTGAGAGACAATCATCCAAATCGGTACAACAAGATTCTAAACGTTAAATTGAAGTTCAACAACGAGATTGTGTTTGACAGAGATCATAAGTTTCTGGTGTACGAACAGGCGCTTAAGCACTACATAAGTCCTCCTGAGTATGTAGCTGGTACAAACTACAGACAGTCTGAGTTTG